AACACTAATCGGCACACTAAACGCCGAGATACCCAAAACGATTAAAATACCGCCAACTACTTCCATTGCTGTTGTTACTGTTTCTTTGTTTATCATTTCCAAATATCCAATACTGATGGTTCAATTAATTGTTCTTGCCTAAATGTTGCACGATCTAATGCCATAACCATAGCAATACAAGCGTCAATTTTTCTTCTTGATTTACCTTTACTAAGTCGCCAACCATTATCAGTCATTCGTTGTGCTGCCGATAACACCTGATCAGTAAACATAGGCGAACCATCGTGAACAACCTTTCCACTTACAATTAATTCATAGGCATTTCCGCAGGCTGGAACCATTCTTTGTGCGCTTTGAGGAAATTCCACCATACGCAATCCATTATCTGCTAAAACTTCTGCGCTTCTTTGGAAGTATGCAGGGTCAAAAGAGAACTCAATTACATTATATTTGTTATGTAATTCGGTCAAATGTGTTTCAATTGCTACCACATCTATACCAAAATCATCGGGAAACCATATAGTTGCTTGGCAAAAGTATTTACCTTCTTGTTCTTGCACTACAACCACGCCAATACTGTCGTGTTTTAATGCCATATCAATACCTACAAAAGTCGGTAAATCAGGTTTTAGTTCTACCTTGCCGATACATCTATCCCATGACCCAACAGGTAGCCAAGATTCCTGAGAACGAACCCATTGATTTAATCTGTAACGGCGAAACGCCATTTCTGATGTTTGACGAGAAGAAACTTCCATATCTTCAAGGTCTAATAGTTTGTGTTTTATATTTGGATTAGCAATTACCCACGATTTTTGATCAAATATATTGCAATCGGTTGGTGCTTCCCACCAAAAGAACCCAAAATTGTCATCTTGAATTTCGCCTGACGCAACACTCTTTCCATAGTTGTAAAGTCTGCCAGCAATAGTGTCAAGATCAAAACCTGCTGTAGTAATCCCAATAACCATTGGGTCTTTTCGTGCGCCCGAACCTAATGTAAGCGCATCCCAAAGTTCATCGTTCTTTTGAATATGCAATTCATCAAAAATAACTAGAGAAGGGTTTAATCCTTGTTGCAGTTTGCCGTCTGCTGACAAAACACGATAAACCGCACCAAATTTAGGTACTTCAATAGCATCACGGTAAACTTTGCATCGTTCTAACAAAGTTGGACTATTCATAACCTGTTCACGGGCTTCATTAAATACAATTCGTGCTTGCTGTCTATCGCCTGCTGCCGAATAAACTTCTGCACCTGCTTCACCAGCAAATAAACCGTAAAGTGCTAATGCAGAACCCAATAAACTTTTGCCTTGTTTTCTTGGCAAACCTACAAGCGCACGGCGAAACCTTAAACGACCATCATCACGGCGTTCCAATAACGAATCAATTAACCACCGTTGCCAATTAACAAATTCAAGAGGTTCACCTGATCGCATACCTTTCGTCAAAGTAAGCCAATTAAACGCAAAATCTGAAACTAATTTGCCATCTGATTCTTTGTATTTACGAGGCACATAAAAGGCTGGTGTCCAATTTTTATGTGGTTTTTTGGCGTTTGGCTTCAACACGCTTCCTAAATTCATCTAGAGGGTCACTCGCTGTAGAACGAAACCCCATCCTTGCTCTGTCTGTTGGTGTAAATCCTAACAGACTTAGATTATCAGTTATTTGTTTTTCAAGTGTTCTTAAACCTGCACGAGCCCTCCAATCTTGAGCGTCTTGAAAAACAAGTTGCCTTAAAATTGCTCGTTCATCTTCTTGTTCGCAAAGCAACATCATAAGTTCAATATCGTCTTCCCGAAGCCAAGCCCTTCCTGAAAGCCAAAAACGATGCCATAACTCTAAACCTGGACCATTCTGCCCATCTTTAGTAAGAATAAGTGTGCGGTGCGGTTTAGGAATTTCGCCAATAGAAGCAGTCGGCAAAATAGTAATAATTGCTGGCTTATCAGAAACCTTCCTGTGTTCACGCCTTCCGATTTTGTCTTTACGCTCAATCGGTTTCGGTTTTGGACCTCTAGTTCCCATCGCTAAACCCTAACCACAAAACTTATAAATAGGGGCTTACGCCCGCCTACCTCGCACGGGGGTATCAATGCTGTATGTAGTAGAAAAAATGGAAATGTAAATTTAGTTTTTGGTTTTTTTAACATTTTGGTTCTCAGCCCTTGTACTTATTGAGGTTTATGGGGTTGTTTCCTCGTCTTGAGTTGCAGGTGCGGTGGGCTGCTGCGAGTGGTGAGTAGGGGTCGCCTGCTATGAGGTGGTCTGCTGTCCAAGGGTCTTTGGGGTTGAAGCCTTTGCCACATATCCAGCAGGTGGTGGCGTTGTCTCTTACTTCTTTGGCTCGTTTGCGGTAGTCGCCTGCATAGTGTGGTCGTTCAGGCTTTGGGTGTAGGCGTTGGTGTTGCATGGTGCATCGTGCGCATCGTATAAGCCTTACATCTATAAGGTTTCTACAGTTCAGGCAAGGCTTTTGAATCCCCATAAGCAATCTGTTTGGTTATGCCATCTATCATGTGTTGTATGGCTTGTATGTGCAGGCTGTATTCGTAACCGCAGTCTGGGCAAATCATTGGTATAAAGCCTTTGGCTTCTTCTGCATTTCGTGTGGTGTAATCGCTGGCGAGTATGCCTGCTGTGCGTTGTACATCTTCGTTGGTTATGTCGTTAATTACTGTGTTTGGTAAGGACTCTACTACTGCTTTTATATCTAGGTCAGGGAAGTAGGTTTGCATTGTTGGTAGGTCGGCTATCTCTTTAAGTTCAAGGATTAGTTTTGGGAAATCCCATTCGCCTAGGTCAGAGGTTTTGTTGTCGGCTATACGGAATTCTTTAGCCTTTTGTGCTGGTAAATCCACTACAACAACAGGGATTGTTTCTAGTCCTAGCCGTTGTGATGCTTTGTATCGGGTGTGTCCAGCAAGGATTACAAACTCTTTATCTACAACGATAGGTACATTAAACCCGTAGTCAGTAATAGATTTAGCAACGGCATCTACTGATTTGTCGTTTGCTCTCGGGTTTCGCCAATAAGGTTTTATGGTGGCTAGGGGTAGGTTTTCAATTTGCATTTTGTTCCTTCTTCCATTCGTTTTTGATTTCTAGTTGTCGTCTTGCTTCCCATGCTTTATGGTACTCCACATTCTCAAAGAGTTTAGCGAATCCCGTAATGTATTTTAGTCGCACTAATTCGTCTGCTTCCATGCCTATCTCGTTGCAGATGTCTGCGTCTTGCCAGCCATTGTCAAGCATATTGAATACAAGGTTTGCCATTCCCGTAACCGAGTGTTTGCCTCTTGCCCTATTGTGGCGCACGGTTGATGCCATACGGTCATTTATGGATTTCTTTAATACAACTACTGGAACACAGCCTTTGGTGGCTTCTTGGATATCTTTGTTGCTTCGGCAGGTAAAGTATCGGTGAAAGCCGTCAATAATGACATATTTCTTTAATACCTCATCGTAGATAGTAACTATTGGTTGTGTGTAGCCATCGTGGCTAATGCTGGTGTGTAGCAGTTTTAATTCGTTTGAGGCAACACTATTCGGGTTGTAGTCATTGGCTTGGACTTGATCTATTGGTATCCAACGAATTAAATCAACAGGCATTTCTGCATAGTCAGATAGTTCTTCATGTATCCACTCTTTTAGGGTGTTTAGGAATTCTTGTTTATTGTCGGCTTCGTCATAGGCTTTGCGAATATTGTCTTTTAATTTTTGCATTATTTTGCTCCTAATAGTGTTGAAATAAAGCCAATGCAGTAAGGGTTGTAATCAGAAACAACAAAATCTTTGTTTTGATTTATAGCAATTTGTGCTGTGTTGCCATAGCCACAAAACAAATCCCCTACACAATTATGCGTGTTTAGCAATCCGATAAGTACATCTTCTGTCGTTTTATACTCTTTTAATTCAATATTCCAAGCATAAACCATTGTTTTTAGCCCTTTGACCGAATGAGTAAAATCTGTTTCAAATGCTTGCATAGGCTTTGGATAATGCTTTATTACCGTTTTAGACATTGGCATTACGATTGGTTTGTTTGTTAAATCTATAAATTGTGAAATTCTTGCTGCTAAATCGGTGTATGACCTACCAGAAATGCCTACACGGTCATCAAATACTTTTACACCAGCAGGATATGGTGGTTCCATGTAAAAGAAGTCGCAGGCATTAAAATCATTGGGCAACGGGTCAAAGATGTCATAAGCAAACGCCACAGAGTTTTTGTAAACAAACCTTTGTACGGGTTGGGATTGCTCAATTGTTCCATTTTTTAACGCTGAATGATATGGCAATTTTTTCATTTTTATCCCTTTGAATACAAGTGTTTGTAGTCAGGGTTCATCGTTGCTAACGCTGCTCGGGCTCTATAACCTTGCGCCATATCAAAATTAGATAGTTTTGTAAGCGAGAAATCTTGACACAGTAAAGTGCTTACATGGGTACGGTAAAGATCTTCGCCAAAATAATTTTCGTACATTTCATCATGTCTGCTAAAGGCTTTTGCAAAAATTTGTTTATATTCAGGGTTAGTTATTAAGTGTTCTAGTAGATAATCACGATATTCACGCCAATCTTTAAACATAAACGGCAAATCACGCACAATAAAGTCGTCTTTGCCCATTTTGCCTGCTGTATCAATGCCTGCAAGCCTTTGGGTCATTTTGCTCCAAGTTTTAGGTTCAATTTCTTGTAAATGAAACAAAGAATGAATTGCTGTTTCGTGATGCAAATTTGACACCCTCATTTGCCTTAACGGAATGCCATAACCGTAAAATTGTTCATAAATACGGTTAAAATTCCATTCGTTATTTGTAATTGCCTTCCATACATCAGAAGATGCCCAATCGTAAATTGGATACATTGTGTATTGTCTTTGGCTTTTATTTAAGGTAGTTCCCCAAGTTGCCCACTTGTAAACGGCGTGTGTAGTTAAAGATACATAGCGTTTAGGGTTTTCGTCTGCTCGCATACCTGCGATATAACACATTGGAGTATTTGGGTATTCAACTTTTGCGATTGCAGGGAATAATTCGTGAAATCTGTCTGTGCCGTAAATGTTTTCTGTAACAGCATTAGGTTCTTGTTCGTGAATCCATAAATCTTTTGCTTTTGGATCCCAGCATTCAAGCCAATGCGCTGTTTGAGATGTTGCATTAAATATACGCATCGGCATTTGATACCAACGCAAATTTATGCGAGGGTCAGCCATTACTGTTTTCATGTAATCAACTGTGTGTTGCCATTCGGCTTCTTGATCTATAAACATTACGGTTAATGGCAAACGGTTGCGTTCTTCGGCAACTTTTAGGCAAAGATTTAGAACTACTGTGCTGTCTTTGCCACCTGAACAGCCAACAACAATGTTTTCAAATTCGTCAAACAGCCAATTTATTCGTTTTAACGCTTCGTCAAAAACATTTGTGCTTTTATACAGTTTCATTTTTAATTGCCCTGTTAATTATGGTTGTTTCAGAAATAGGTGCGCCCATTGACCAATATTGATGACCGTTGTAGTCATAGTAAACAAATCGCATTTTGAACCAATTTTTGACATACCCGTTTTCACGAATAAATTTAACGGCATCCTCAAACAATTTTGGGTTTACTCGTTCTCTTACAATGTATGAATGAGGGTGATTTGGCATACTTTTTGCAAACTTCCACTCTAAAGAATCAACAAATAACTCAAATTCTTGTTTTGTCATTTTGAGAATACCGCAATCAAAAACACAGCATTTGCTGTATTAACTTTTTTGAGTTTTATCCACAATGTATGCACAAATGTTGGCAACCATTCAGGCAAATTGTCATAATGTCTAAACGGTATAATTTTTACTTTTAATCCTTGTGCTTTGGCTTCTTGTCTAATTTCTGATGCAGTCCATACACGCCAACCATCTTTTTTATAGCAATCTAAAGGTAATGCTTTGCCTGATGCTCGCCGTTTTTCTCGGTGAAAGCCGTGAGTATGCACAACAAATAAAGCCTTGCTGTCGGGCAATAGAGTTTGCGCTGTGTACCGTATTTGGCGTTTTGGTGTGTCGTAATTAGCAACAGTCCATAAACTCAAAACTAATTTGGCTTTTTCTTTCCATTTAGTTTTCATGTCTTTAGCATAAAACAAGTATTCTTTATGCTTTTTAGATGAACAAGCAACCATTTCGGTTGATATATCAAAACCAACATAATTTGCTTTTGGGATATTTGTGTGGTCAAGAAGCCAACCCGTTCCAGAACCAACATCTAAAATTAAACCGTCAGCAATTAATGCTTCTTTAATAAGAGGTTTTAAGATTTTAACGAGTGCTTTATCTTCGGCTTTAGACAAATTATCAACAAAAATACTGTCATAATCGTTAGCGATAGAATTATATACGGGTTGATTTGCCACTTCTCTGTCTCTCTTTGTGTATTAATTAGATATGATTTCGTATTGAGCATAACTCATTGTTATTAACTTGTCATCAGAGGCTACACCAATCCAAGTCGGGGCATCGCTATCGCAAAGACAGCCGACAGTTCTTTTAGGATTTGATTCAAAAATATGGTTGCAATTAAGGCATTTAATTTGCATTTATAGTTCTGCGCCTTGAGACATAGCAATTCGCATACGATCAACCATCTGCTTATACATCGCTAATTCTTGCACCGCTTTGGCGTAAGCCTCGCTTAAAATCTCTTTTTCAGCCTTTAACAAGTCACGATCTTCTCGCATATGGTCAAGCGCAACCTGTAAATCATCGGTACGAGCCTGCCAATGTTGTAATTCGGCGTTCAAACTTTCACTCATTTTTTTGTTCTCCGTTTCCTAATTTCTGCTTCTAACGCTTCAACTGTCGCTATCAGTTCTTCTGCTTCCATTTGCCCAACGCTTAACCGTCTAAGGAATGTTACAGCATTTTGTAGATCTTTTAATGTCATTATTAATGTCCTAATCTAATAAAAAGTTCCTGTGCCATCATTGCAGATGGACAACCTTCTAACCGAGGAGGGAAAATGAGGTCGTGCTACTTGCCACAGGAATGATTTAAAGCCTATCGGCTGTAATTTGTGTATTCTTTTCTATTAATTAAACGATTTCGTTGTTGATTGTGTTTAGAAAGTCGTTTGTAATTTGTTTGATAGGAAATAATCCGAAATGCTCTAATCGCTACACTAAGTAGCAATCCGATAATAATACCGTATCCAACCCAACCAGCAGGTGTAGATTCGGTTTCGGCTGGAAGTATTGCCATTGCTAATAGGCAGGCAATTAACCCAACTGATATTCCTAATTTAAATTGTGATGTCATTTTGTCACCTCCTCTGTTTTGATTAGTTTTTTGACTGTTGATACGGCTTGCACTTTTGAAGTGTATTGACAAAACTCGCCAACCGTTTCAATTCTTAAACCGCCTTCATATTTTCTAATGGTATAAAAGCGTGGATTGCTGTCTCTGTAGTGATCTCGCTCGCTGGTAATAAAATAGCATCCACCATAAATTTCGGTATGGATTCGGCTACTAAAGAACCTTAAAGTGGCTTTGCTAAAAAAATGTGAACCTGCTCTTTCTGCTTCGCTAATAATTTGGTTAATGCTTGTGTATTGCTTATTTATTGCTTTATCCATGATGAACTTCGCAAGTTTCGGTGTAGTCGTAACGCTTGGTTTCGTCATTCCAGCCGTAGCAACTGCAAATTTTAAGGTCTTTCTCAAACCATTGTTTAGTAGCAATTTCGTCTATCAAAGCCCACACCCCAATTTGAGTTGGTTCGGTTGTTAGCCACTTATCAAAGTTGCTTTGTTTCATCTTGTTACCTTGATAAGTTGGTAGATAGCGTGGGCTATGTCGTGGTAGTTCTGATTTTCATACTCGGCTAAAGCGGTTTCTAAAGTCGCTATCCGAATTTCTTTATTTATTGTTTCGTCTAGCGCAGTCTGAAAGCAGTTGTACCCTAGAACAATCATTTCTTCTATGCCCAATGCCATTACTAGCCTTTGGGCGTTTTCTCTGGCTTCCTTCCTTCTGTCCATTTCTTACCCTCCTCTGGGTTTTGGGGCTTTTGCCCTCTACTAATTAATATAGCGGAAGCAAAAACAAATGTCAAGCATATTTTTAAATATTTTTAGTTTTTTTTTAGAATTTATTTGACACATTGTTGTTTTGTTAATTTAAAAAGATTGCTTGCAAAAATGGGGCACTCAGGCTTCGTAAGTGCGTATGAAACTGCCACCCCCGATACCTGCGTACCCCAAATTTGTTTGAGCATTACTTGCGTTACTTATTTGCCTATGCCAAGAAGTTGTAAAACTTTTTGATCTGCAATTTTGGTGCTTCCCATAAGGGCATTTGTCATATTGCGCTCAATCCGATTTTTATCCGTACCAGCGTAATGATGATTGTAAGTATTAAACGCTTGTAAAACTCCAAGCGCACTTCCTCGCCATTCTGCTACACGGTTGTCATTTCGGTACAACCCAACGAGTATGTCTCGTTTGTTATCGGCACGAGTTGTTGCCATTTTTTTATCAATGGTTGGTTTCGGCACCATTGCATTTAGTATCATCTCAAAGCGTTGCTCTGAAACTTGTGTATCTGCCAGAAGCCGTATGTGTTCAACCATATTGTCTGCCATCTTGTGTACTATGCCGAGCGCATCTCTTGCTGTTTGGATTTTTAATGCCGAATATTTGCTGTGTCGGATAGATAACGATTGGTTTTCTTCTCTCATAGCATCTTCGTAGGTGTTATCGCAAACCACAAAAGTTGTTACTTGTTTGTAGGTTGTTGCTATTGTGCCGTTGTGGCTTGTTGTTGCT